GTATGTAGGCGCCCAGCGTCGCCGTTGGCGTCGTACCGTCCCACGTCACCACCGCTGGCTGTGTGAATGCCGTGATGACCGCCGCGTCCGCTGCAGCCAGGTCGCCCGTCGTCCAGCTCCAGCCCGCCGCGCTGATCGCCACCGCCGTGTCGCTGATCGTGGCGGCTTTCGTCCGAAATCCATTGGTTGTGCTAAGCATAGTAAGCTCCTACTTTCCACGCCGCCGCAGCAATATCCCACTGCGACGCGTACTCGATCACGTAATGCTCCAGGCTGCCCGCATCGTCCAGCAGCAGCCGCATCCCGTCAGCCATGAAGCGCCAATAGTCCATCGGATACCGATGCTCTGGGAACTGCCAGTGCGTCACAATCGCCAGCAGCCCGCCCGGCCGGAGGATGCGCACCAGCTCCGGCACCCAGCGCCACGGCCGCGCCACATGCTCCATCGTCGAGCCGCTGATCACCACATCGAAACACGCGTCTACCAACGGATAGCGATCAGGATTGGTCGCCACGATGTCCACGTTCGGCCCCGGCGTCAGGTCCAACCCGGTATAGCGAAAGTTCAGGCCCTCGACCAGCGGCCGGTACGTACCGTTGACATCATAGCTGCCCACGTCCAGCACCTGCGCCATGGGCGGCAGCAGCGTCACCGACCGCTCCAGGATCGTCCGCATCGCCGCCAACGCCTCAGCGTGCATCGCCATCTCCTATTCGCTGTGTACCATTCGCTGTGATCTCCTCTGCCTCGCCTATGCTCTGCTGCGGATACCAGGCTGCCGTCACATCATGCCAGTACCAGCCCAGACGCTGCTGCCACAGATGGTCAATCCACCAGAAGTCCGCATCATACCGCTCTGTCATCGCGTCCCGGTAGGCATTCCAAACGTCCCTGCGCACGATGTAGCAGCTATACCCGACGTTGCCACGCACTGGCCGCTGCTGCCAGTTGGCGTCATTGGGCAGCAGGCCAAAACGCTCATGAAACGCCCGCACCATGATCACGTCCGGCCGCTCCATGTGGGCAATGGTCTGCAACTCAGCCACCAAATGCGACCGGCAGCACACGTCGTCGTCATCCAGCACCCAGACGTAATCTCCCGTGGCCTCTACCGTCGCCAGGTTGGCATTCGCCCAGGCGCAGCCGCGCGCCGCGTCGTCTACCACCAGCGTCCGCTGCCAGTCGGCCACCGTCTGCGCTTCCAGGCTGGCCAGGTTGCGCGCCAGCATCGACGGCCTCTGGCCGAAGGTGCGGACAATCACTTCGAGGACGGCCATAGCACCCTCCCATCCGGCGTCACGTGCCCGCAGTGCAGGTTACAGTCTGCCATCATCCGCCAGCCCTGGGCATACACCGTCTGTACCCAGTGCCAGTCGAAGAACCCATTATCCGGCTGCGCCTCGAACGGCGCCTGCTCCAGCACGGGCCGCCGGATCAGCGTGCAGCCCAGCCCGGAGCCGGAGCAGTCGATCACCCCCTGCTCCTGCGCCGTCTCCCACAGCCCGCGCACCGACAGCGACTCGCCAATGTTCCGCGCCTGTTTGGGCCATCGGTGATACCGCTCCAGGACGTTGACCACATCGCCCGTGCCCTGGCGAAACACATAGCACCCAAACGCCACATCTGCCGGCAGCGCAGCCAGCCGCACCAGCGCGTCCGGCGGCGGGATCATATCGCTCTCCACCACCAGCATCGCATCACACCGGCTCGCCTGAAACAACTCCAGCCCGCGCTGGTACTGGTGCAGATGGTTCGACCAACCATCCGCCCGCGCGTCATCCGTCCGCCGCGGGTTGTCCCGTTGCAGCACCAGCGTCACCGCGCCGTCACCCGGCTCCAGCGCCAGCAGCGCCTGCACCGTCTGCGGCTCCAACCGATGTACCGGCGTGAACACCATCACATCCATCCGTCCAATACCTCCAATCCGTCCGGCCCTGGCTGGGCGCCCTTGGCCAGCCAGGGCCGGTCCGACTCACGCGCTCGGATGCGTCGCGTAGTGGATCGCCTCAGCCTGCAGCACGCCGTAGTCTGCCCGGAAGTAATACAGCAGCCGCACCTGGCCCAGGTACGCCAGGCTGTAGGGATCACGCAGGAACGTCAGCCCCGGATCCTCGTACAGGCCCATGAAGTTGAAGTTGCCGAAGATCAGCGACTTCGCACTAGCGGCGATCGCCGAAGCCTTCTCCGTGTTGTATACCGGGAAGCCCCAGATCTCCGGCCGCCCGCGGTCGCTGCCTGCCGGGTTCGGGTTATAGGTGAACACGCTCGAGCTGCTCAGCCCGCGGATGTACCCCTCCGTTGCCCGCTTCATCAGCCACACGCTGCCCTCAGCATACTCGCCCGGCTGCTTGTACACCAGCTCCGGAATCTCCGCGATGCCGATGGCCGCAGCCGCGTCCAGCGTCAGACTTGCCGTGCCGTTGGCCAGGATCTCCGTGATCAGCAGGCTGTTGTGTGTCTTGGCCAGCCCGCGCCCCACGAAGTCCGCCAGAAACGTCATCAGGTTGCTGTCCTCGTCTTGCAGGAGCTGGTACGACAGCTTGACCTGCTTCGAGTACAGCAGCTTGGTCAGCGTCACCCGGTTCGTGGCCGGCGCGTCCAGGTCGAACTCGTTGGCCTCGTTGGTCACAACGAACTCGCCATCCGCCTCGTCGTCCACCGGCACGTACATCGACGTGCCCTTGCCTACGAAACGCTGCACGCCGATCATGTTGGCCAGCATCGTCTCGTCGCGCCGGGCGATCACGTCCTGATAGTGCGCAATGGGCACCAGGTACTGGCCGTCGGCGGCCGTCCCGATGTTCATGTCTGTCGCGTTGGACGCCCGGTACTCCCGGATGCCGCCATCGTCGCCGGTCCTGATCCAGTGCTCGAAGGCCCGGCCCTCGTCCTCGCCCAGCGGCAGCTTGTTGTGCTTAGGCGCGATCCGGTCCTTGATCATCGCCTGCAGCCGTTCCTCGCGCTGGATGTCCTTCTCGAGCTGATCCGCCTGCGCGATCAGGCCATCCGCTTGGGCGCGCGTCTCTGCGGTCAGCTCCCCGTCTGCCATCTTCCGCGCCTGGTCCAGCAGGTCAGCCCGCTGCCGGCGCATCTCGATCACGTTGTTCATCATGTCACCTCATCTGTCCGATTGATCCAATCCGTCCAACAGCATCCGCCGCCGGACATCGATCCGCTGCCTCAGAGCTTCCCGCGCCCGCGTCAGCTCCTCCGGCGCATTATCATCACCGGCCTGGCCATCCGCCTGCGCCCGCAGGTCGGCGGCCCGTTGCCGGGCACTCACACTCGTTTGTGGGTAGGCCGCAAACGTCACCGGCGAGACCTCATACAGCTCCCGCGCCCGGATCAGCGTCCGCCTGGCCGGACCCGCCTCCGCTGGCTCCCAGCGATCCTCAGCCACCGTGAAGGCAAACGACATCTGACTCACGTCACCGCGCCGCAGCGAGACCAGCGCATCACTCGCCCAGCTCGTCTCTGGCGGCGTGATCTCCACCGCCAGCCCGCGCTCATCCTCGCGCAACCGCAGCGTCCCGTTCGTCGTGCGGCCCAGCACGTAGCTGCTGTCATGCTGCCACAGCGCGCGCACATCGCCCTCCAGCACCGGCTCGAAGAACCCCGGCTGGATACGCTCCACGAACCCGCCCAGATCCACCGACCACTCGCCAAACACAGCCGCATAACCCGCGATCACCGGACGGCCTTCGCCATCCTCCCGCAGCTCCAGCGCCTGCGTCATCACTCTGACTTCACGCTCACCGTTCATCCGTCCAATACCTCCAATCCGTCCGATCTCATCCTGCCACCACCATGCAATCGCACCCGCGATGCAGCGGCGCATGGCCCACATTGCCGCTCGGCACCCATGTCATGCCGCTGGCCACGCTCAACGGATTGTCCGGGTCCAGGAACCACTGCGCCGTCGCCACCGTCCGGCCGTCCAGCGCCTGGCAATACTCGCAACTCTCGCCGAACGCCATCCAGCGTTTGATCTGGATGCCCAGCAACAAATACAGCGCCACCGCCGCCGCGTTGGAGCCAGTGTTGCTCTCATCCTCCGCGTAATCGTCGGCCTCGCTCTCCGCGCGCTCATCCAGGTACGTCTCCATCTCCGCCAGCACGTCCGGCTCATCGCGCCGCTCGCCACCGCCATGCTCGGGCCGGTCTTTGCTTGCACCCCGGACGGGGCCGACCGAGCCCGCCCGCTGGCCACCAGCCAGCACGTTTTCGACGCCCCGGATCAAATTGGCCATCCAGCGGTTACGCCGGCCGGCCACGTAGTCCGTGCCAAACTGCTCCAGCATCTCCGGCGTCACCGGCTTGTCCACCTCGCGCTCCACCTGCTCGCCGACCAGCGCCAGATACGCCCGCACCGGCGCATCCATGTACTCGCCCACGAACTGCGCGTGTCTGGCGTCGAACTCACCCAGCCACATCCTAAACCGGGCCACATCGTCCGGCAAATACCGCTTGGCCGCCTGGCGCAAATCGTTCGTTTCGCGATTGACGATCCGCTGCGCCATGTGCCTGAGCGTCGGCCGATACGTGGAGGCCAGCCGCCGTCGACCGTCCACCGTCCGCCGATCCCGCGCCTCGAGCTCCTCAGCCGCGCGCTCCTCTGCGCCGTCCAATCCGACCGCTCTCTCCAATCCGTCCGACTCTGTTCGCGCGCGAACATCCCGCGATCCGCCCGATCCCTCCAATCCGTCCAACTCCCCCGCCGGCGCCATGTTCATCGGCACCAGGTACTCCTCGCCGCCGTCCACCGGGTTCATGTTTTCCCGCTGGCGGATGTCATTGACCGACAGCCAGCCCCACTGCCGGCCCGTCGCATAGGCCGTATAGCGAGTCGCCGTGTCGCCGCGCAAGAGCGCATCCACCAAGAACTCCGCATAGAACCGATCCCGCTCTTTGCCCACCAGCAAAGACCGGTTAGACCGCTGCTCCCACCTGCGCAGCCAGGGCGCCAGCGAATTGGTCAGGAACTCCGTGCTCTGGTGCTCAATATTCGAGAACGTCGCCCGCTCCAGATCTCCGATCATGTGCAGCGGCACCCGGAAGATGCCGGCGATCTCCGACCGCTGGAACCGCCGCGTCTCCAGGAACTGCGCATCTTCCGGCGGGATCCCGGTCTTCTCGTATTTCATCCCCTCTTCCAAAATTGCCAACCGCTGCGCGTTGGCTAGACCCTGATGCCGCGTCGCCCAGCTGTCGGCCAGCCGCTTGTAGGCGTCGTCGCTCAGCACGCCCGGATGCTGGAGCACACCGCCCGGCACCACACCGTTGCCGAACACACTTGCCCCATACCGCTCCGCTGCGATGCCGAGGCCCACCGCCTCCCTGGCCAGGCTGATCATGCTCTTACCCTGCACCCCATCATAGCCGAACGCCGGCACGTGCAGCACCTGATAGTCCGACAACGTCTGATCTGGCCCAGCGTCCACCCGCACCGTGTAGAACTTGCCCTGCCGCGTCATCGCCGGCGTCACCCGCCAGGCCGACAGCGGCCACAGCGCCACCAGATCGCCGCGCGCAGACCACTCGATCTCAGCGTAGAAATTGCCCCACAGCAGCGCCTGCGCCATCCCGATCTCGAAGAACTCCAGCGCCGTCATCACCGGATTCGGCGCGTCGTGCAACAGCCGGTAGACCGGATGCCCGCTGGCCCGGCGCTTGGCGTCCCGGCCGTCCTGCTCATACCGCTCATACAGGATGCACGGCAGGCTGGCCACACCCTCCGCCAGCACCCGCACACACGCCAGTACGGCCGTGTAGCGCAGGCTGCCCTCCGGCGACACATGCACACCCGTCGCCGATGGCGCGCCTTGCAGCGCCTCCACCAGCCACGCCGTAGAGCCAGTGCCCATGACTTCACGCTGTTCAGTTGGCCGCAGTAGTCGTGTTACAACGCCCATATTTCCTCATCCGTCCGATCCATCCGATCCGTCTACCTGGGCCCGCCTGCCGCGCGCCAGCCAAACCACACACCCAGCGCCAGCAGCAGAAACCCGCACACCACCAGTGCCAGCCGCCAATCATACGCGCCCAGCCCGGCGCCGATCATCGCCAGCCCAACCATGATCAACCCGTCGATAATGTCCAACTTACCCATCATGCCTCCAGGCCCGCACCAGCAACATCACCGCACCCGTCGTCGTCACCAGTGTCACCGCCAGCGGACCCAAAGTAAACACCGCACTCGACAGCGCGCCAAACCCCTGCGCGTTGGAGATCAACAGCGCCGCAAATCCTGACAGCCCCTGTACCGCTATCGCCACGCCCAGCCAAAAAGCCCAGGCCGTCTCAGCACACCGTCGGCAGCGATAATTGCGCAGCATCAGCGTAGACCAGGACGCGCCAGCCACTAGCATCACTGGGTAGAGCAAGAACCTCACCGTCGTCCAAAACTCCATCACACCAACCTCCAGGTCACGAACAGCAACAGCAATAGCATCACGGCCATCACCAGCGACCCAACTGCCAGCGCCATCCGGCTATACCCCGGCGCCGCGCGGAGATGGTCGATCTGGCTGCTCAAATGATCTACCTTGCCAGACAACGCAGACATGCGATCTTCGAGCACCCGTAGCCGCGATGAATGATCGGAAAGTTGCTCGCTCATCCTGTCCAATTTGCCATCCGCAGCCTGGAGCATCCGCTCCGTGTTGCCCAGCCGGTAGTCTGCCGCCGAGCCGCCGCTTTGTGTCATACCGTCCGCCTGTCCGCGGTGCAACTGCGCCGCGATCGTTTCTCGCTCCTCAGCCAATTCCATGCGACGCGCCCGCATCGTCACGCGTTTCTCGCTGTCCGTCTCCAAACCAATATCTCTATCCAGCGCCTCAATCCGTTGGCTCAACACCTGATACTGCGCGGTCAGCTCCGGCAACGTCGCATAACTCACGCCAGCATCCTCGTCTCCGTCAACACCACATCCGCCGTGCCTCGCCAACCGACCGAGTCGTCGTCCGCGTCGATGAACTTCACATCCCAACCCAGCCCCGATGCCCTGGCCAGCAGCGCCGTGAGCTCGTCCGTCAGATAGATGTCGATCCGGCCAGAGGCCTGCGTCACCGTCAGCGTGCCATCCGCTGTAGTGATCGGCGTCGTCACCGCTGCGCTGTTCAGCCGTTGCAGGCCATCCCCCTCCGCATCCGCTGGGTTGCTCACCCGCAACTGGATCAGAGCCGCCGTGTCCACCTGCAACTCCGAGAACTTCAGCGTCCAAATCGCCGTCACCCAATCCGATGGAATCGTCAGCCCGGTCACACTTTCGTCGAACGTCAGGCCGTTGGTGATCGTCAGATGGCCCGCCAAATTCGCCGCCACCTGCGTCACCGCCGACACGTCAAGCTGATCCGTCACCGCCTTAATCGCATCCACGATCCCGTCCACCGTCGCCACGTCCGCTGCCACATCGGCGGCCAGGGTGTCGATCTGATCACTCAGCGTCTCCAGGGTATCGCCGTCTGCTCCAGTCTTGGCGACAGCCGCCAATTGCGTGTCCAGATTGGCAGCAGCCAAACCGACTGCCGCGCGAACGCCAACTTGGTCTACACCAAGAACGCGAGCAGTGGACCCTACGTTGACCTGCCCATACTGCACGCCTTCGTTATACTGCCCATGCACCATGCCAAAATTCATCTCTCCATAGGCGGTGCCGTGGTTGTGCAGTCCGTACCTCTCGCCAAAGTTGTACTGACCATATCCCATTGCGTTGCTGTTGACAACGTGCAACGCGCCCTGGCTCGCTACATCAGCCACAATCTTCACCTGCCCGAACGTGACCGCAGGCTGCGTCGATGCCAAAGTCACAGGGACAGCAGCGCTTTCCACCGTCGCCTCGGCGTAGTCCGTACCACTCTCGCCCCAAACGATGTAGCCGCCCGAATCAGGAACGACCACGCCGCCAGCCGCGCGGTATGTGCCAGCCACAGAAGTCTCAGCTACGCCCGCGGTCGTCCACGCGCTATACTCCGTGCCGTCCAGGTCGAGCACGCGATAGCCAATGCTCAACCCCGTTTTGCCTGCGCCCAAAACCGCCGTTGCTGGTACAGTCTGTGTCATGATACAGCCTTTTGATACACCTCGAACACCTGCTGTGCGATCTGGGGCCAACGATAGCCAGCGACTGTCTGCCTGCCGCTGGCGACCAAAGCTTGCCGTTCTTCAGCGGGCATTCCCATCGCATAGCGCACGCCAGCCGCGATACCTTCAGCGCTCACCGGAATGAGCACGCTGTTGTTGGTGTTGCAGAACTCGCCCAGGCCATCGACGCCGGTGGTGAGGAGCGGCGTGCCAGCCTCCATTGCCTCCAGGGCGACAATCCCAAAGGGCTCGTGCGTGGAGGGCATTAGCACCGCGTCCGCGTGTTGCAGCGCGGCCCACTTGGCATCGCCATCGAGATGGCCGAGCAGCGTCACCCGGTCGCCCAGCGCCTGCAACCGTTCCCACAGCTGCGGCGCGCCGCCGCGCTCGCTGCCAGCCCAGAAGAGACGCGCTCCCTCCGGCCACAGACCCTGTTCCAGCACATCCAGCAGCAGGTGCGTGCCCTTCTGAATGCACGCCCGGCCCATGTAGAGCACGTTCGTCTTGTCGCCATAGAAGGCAGGGCGGGGTTGCTGGGCAGGGCCTTGCTCCACACCGTTGGGAATGACCACCATCCGCTCAGCCGCCTCAGGAGCCAAGACCGACCAGAACTGCTGGTACGCCTGGCTGACCTGGATCACTGCCTTCGCCTCGCACAGAACCGCCATCTCCAAAGCAAGCGCCAGGTTCAGAAAGCCTTCTTCTTCCCTGGTGGGAAGGATGTCGGAGTGGAAGGCCAGCATGGTCTGGCTCAGCTGGAAGGTGACGACCAACGGAACCTGAAGCCGGTCAGCCAGGCGGATGCCTGCATAGACCGTGCTGTAGTCGAAGGCATGAACCAGGTCGGGTTTCCGCTGATCAGCCAGCCACAGTCCGGCATCCAGAAAGTCGGCTTGCCTATACCCTCCTGTCAGACGAGCAGGAAGATCAACCGCCGTCATCAGGATAGGGTGCGCGTGAGCAGGCACATACAGCAACTGCGCCTCCTCGACCAGCTTGCCCGCCGTTCCTACGACCGAGAACTGCACAGGCAAGCTGGCCGCCCGCGCGCCGCTGACCAGGCCGCGCAGCTGAACCCCCATCCCGCCGAACGGATGCTCCCACTCATCGGGCATAAGCACAAGGGAGTTCAGAGCGCTAAATGGCATAGATGTTCGCTGTAATAGAAGCAACCGTCCAGGGGCCGCCTGATGTGGCATGAGAAAAGAA